GATTAACGGAAGACTCGCCTACGATACAAAAGAAGAGGCATTAAGAATTGCAAAGGATATTGGTTGCGAAGGATATCATACTCACGATGTAGATGGTGAAACTTGGTATATGCCTTGTAAGGAACATAAATTAGCTAAATACGATGACAAAGGAAGAATTATTAGAAGCCCGAAAGCACCAAGTTCCGATACTAAAAACCCTGCTCCAAAGAGAGGTAGCAAACGCAATCCAAAAGGAGCTGCTGGGAAAGGAAGGGGAGTATCTGTTCCAGCCAGAGTGCTAAAGTCGTTGCAAAAGAAAGCAGGTGACTTTAATGAGAAGTATAAATCTAAACTCGGTTACGGAACTACTGTAGGTCAGCTTAAATCTGTATATCAGCGTGGTGTTGGCGCATTTCAAACATCACACAGTCCAATGGTAAAGTCTGCTGAGCAGTGGGCACAAGCAAGAGTAAATGCTTATATATACCTATTAAAGAATGGTAGACCTCAAAACGCCAAATACACGACAGATTACGACCTATTACCAAAGAAACACCCTAAAAGCAGTAAGAAATGAAAAGAACAGAAGAAACGCCAAGTAGAACATCTCCACGCAATTCAAAACGTGGCTGTCTTTGCAAAGACGGTAGAACTTATTCACGCAAGTGTTGCGATGGAACATTAAGAGCTCAAGGTGTAGGCAAAATCTAACAGAGGAATTATTATTAGTTATTATTATATACTTTAAAGTTAAATTTTTATTATGGAAGGTAAAGCAACTCTTATTTTAAAAGACATTATGCAGAAACTTTCTATGATTAATTCCGAAGAGGTAAAAGAAGAAGTAGAAAACGTAGAAGTATCTGCTGAAGAAGTTGCTCCTGAAGTTGAAGTCAAGGAAGAAGTTGTATTGTCTGAAGACGAAGTAGCTGAAGAAGCTACAGAACTATCTGACGAATCTACTGAGCAAGAACTCGCTGAAGAAGACGAAGCTGAAAAAGAAGCTGAGGAAACTGAAGAAGAGGTTGAGGAAGAAGAAGAGTTAGAAGAAGAAAAATATGTTTCTAAATCCGAATTCGATTCTAAAATCGCTGAACTCAAAGATATGATTGAGTCAATGAAAGGTGAAATGGGTAAGGAAAAAGAATCTTACGAAGAAGAAAAAGCTGAATTGAGTGCACAAATTGAGAAGCTATCTGCTGAACCAGCAGTTGAGCCTATTGCGCACAATCCAGAAGAAAAACAAGAAAAAAACGGGGGCTTTAAGTTCGGTCAAAATCGCCCTCAATCGACACTTGACCGAGTAATGTCCAAAATAAACTAAATTAAATTAAATTATGCCAACTCCATCAATTACTACTACATATGCAGGAGAGTTTGCTGGAAAGTACATCTCTGCTGCTCTATTAAGCGGTAATACAATCGCAAATGGCGGTATTACTGTAAAGCCTAATGTAAAGTACAAAGAAGTTGTAAAGAAAGTTGCGACAAGCGGTCTTATTGGAAACGCTTCTTGTGATTTTACTGATGCTGGTTCTTTGACTTTGACAGAGCGTATTCTCCAACCTGAAGAGTTTCAAGTAAACCTTGAGCTTTGTAAGAAGGATTTCCGTTCTGATTGGGAAGCTGTTCAAATGGGTTATTCTGCCTATGACAACCTACCTCCTAAATTCGCTGATTTCCTAATCGGTCACGTTGCTGCTAAAGTTGCAGAGCAAACTGAGCAAAACATCTGGCAGGGTACTGACGCTACTGCTGGTGAGTTTGACGGTCTTGCTACTTTGTTAGCTGCTGATTCTGACGTTGTAGATGTTACAGGTACTACTGTTACTTCTTCTAACGTAATCGCTGAGCTTGGGAAAATCGTTGATGCAATTCCTTCTGCTGTTTACGGAAAAGAAGATTTGAAAATCTACGTTTCTTCAAACATCGCTAAGGCTTATGTGTCTGCACAAGCTGCTTTAGGATATCGTGATTTGTATCACGTTGGTAAGACTGAAATGAACTTTCAAGGTATTCCTTTGTTCGTTGCTAACGGTCTTGCTGATAATGATGCTGTAGCTGCGGAAACATCTAACTTGTACTTTGGTACTGGTCTATTAGCTGACCACAACGAGGTTAAAGTTATTGATATGGCTGACCTTGACGGAAGTCAAAATGTTCGTATCGTAATGCGATTCACTGCTGGTGTCCAATATGGTATCGGTTCTGACATCGTTCTTTACACCTAATAATTAATCGTCTAATATGGGGGTGCTAAACCCACCCCCTTTTTAATACTTATAATATGGCTTGTGATTTAACTGGCGGAAGATTAAGACCTTGTAAAGATGCCGTTGGTGGTATTAAGAAAATTCACTTTGTTGACTTTGGTGATTTAGGTTCGCTAACATTTGGTAGTAGCGATGAAATCACTGATATGACAGGAACTTTCACTTACCACTCTTACGATGTCAAAGGTAATTCTTCCCTTGAAACTAACATTACGTCTTCTCTTGAGAACGGAACTACATTCTTCGAGCAAGTCGTAAATATGACCTTATTCAAACTGACTAAAGAGGATAACAAAGAATTGAAGTTGATGGCTTATGGTCGCCCTCACGTTGTTGTACAAACATTCGATGATAAGTTCTTATTAGTTGGTGCTGAGAATGGTGCTGATGTTACTGGTGGTACTGCGGTTACTGGTACTGCTATGGGTGATTTGAACGGATATACACTTACGCTAACTGCAAACGAACTCCGTATGCCTTCATTCGTTGATGGTGGTACTGATACAGACCCATTTGCAGGTATGACAAGTGCTACTGCCTCTGAGTCAACTCAAAGAGACCCTTCGTAAATTCAATAGGGTTATGAATCTGATAGGGGGTGTTTTACATCCCCTATTTTTTTATGCGCCAAAAACAAAAAGGAACATTTTCGTTACTTTAGTATGCACTTATTAACTACATCTATTGCAGCTCAACAACTAAAGATAGTGCCTCGACAAGATGCGAGTTCTGTTACTCTTGAGCTCACAGATAAGACACAATTTAGTACATCTACTGTATCTGTATCTAAAACATCATCTGACCCATTTATGATACTATCAGGCTCTTTCTCTCTTGTGGAGAATAGAGCTTACTCATTTGAAGTAAAAGACGGTAGTGAGATTATATATAGAGGACTTATATTCTGTACAGACCAAACTGACGGAGAGAAGTTCTTTGTACAGGATGGCGACTATACATCCGAAACAAGTTACGATAACGAATATGTAATTCTATAATGCACGTTGTAACAACATCTACTGACCTGCAAACTATTCGTGTTATACCAAGACGACAGAACGATAGTAATGTTACCATTCGCATTTACGACAAGTCTTCCAGAAGAGAGATAAACTACAGCTCTCCGTATTACTGGCAAACAGCAGACGTGTTCTTTAATGAGGTTGACCAAAGCTGGAATACAGACCCTCAAGTTGTGTTTAATTATGGCGACCCATTCTCCACAGTATCAGGTCAATTCAGCTTTAGAGAAAACGAATACTATGGTATTAAGTTAATTGATAATAGCGGAGAGTTATACAAAGGAGTATTATTTTGTACCGACCAAACGGATTATGATAAGTTTGATGTACACAAAGACGATTATGTAGTTGAACAAAGCTACAACAATGAATATATAACAGTATGAGTAAGTCAAGAAGAAATACAAACACAAGGGTAAAACCTCAAGTAAAAGATGGTAAAATACACATCGTAAACCTTGAGTCATATTCACGCCCTGACATTAAGGAATACAGTAATCAAGACTGGGTTTCTTATGGCGATGATAACAACTACTTTGAATACCTAATTGATAGGTATAATGGTTCGCCAACAAACAACGCTGCAATCAATGGTATTGCAGAAATGATTTACGGTAAAGGACTTGATGCTACTGATGGCGATAAGAATGAAAGTCAGTACGATGAGATGAAAGAACTTCTCACTAAGGACTGTATGAAGAAGATATGCTACGACTACAAAATGATGGGTCAAGCTGCACTTCAAATCATATACACCAAAGATAGAAAGAAGATTGCTCAAGTTGAGCATATGCCTGTAGAGACACTTAGAGCTGAGAAGTGCAATTCAAAAGGCGAGATAGAGGCTTACTTCTACCACTCTAATTGGGAGGAATATAAGCAATCTGACAAGCTAAAGAGAATTCCTGCATTTGGTCAATCTAAGTCGCCACTTGAGATATTGTACATCAAGCCTTATCGTGCTGGTTACAAATACTATTCGCCAGTAGATTATCAGGGTGGTTTACAGTATGCAGAGCTCGAAGAAGAGATTGCAAACTACCATATCAATAACATTCAAAATGGACTCGCTCCTTCTATGCTTATTAACTTCAATAACGGAGTACCGCCAGAAGAGCAGAGAGAAATGATTGAAAGAAGTATCGTAGAGAAGTTTAGCGGTAGTTCTAACGCAGGTAGATTTATCTTGGCGTTTAACGACTCTAAAGAACTTGCAGCCACAATAGACCCTGTACAATTATCTGATGCTCACCAGCAGTATCAGTTCTTGTCTGATGAATCTATGAGAAAGGTAATGGTATCGCACAGAATCGTCTCTCCTATGCTCGTTGGTATCAAAGATACAAGCGGACTTGGAAACAACGCAGAAGAGCTTCAAACGGCTTCTGTACTTATGGACAATACTGTTATTCGCCCTATGCAAGTAACAATCTTAGATGAGCTTGAGAAAGTGCTTATGTATAACGGAATTGAATTAGACATCTATTTCAAGACACTACAGCCACTTGAGTTTACTGACTTGACAAATGCTATATCTGAGAGTGAAATAGAAAAAGAAACTGGTGTAAAGAAAGACCAAGTTGATGAAGAACCTCAAATAGAAGAAGAAGAATAATATGGCAACTGCACTATTTATAAAGAGAGCTGACCTTGTAAAGAACACCGCACTTAACGGTTCGGTGGACACTGATAAGTTTATTCAGTTCATACACATAGCTCAAGAGATTCACGTTAGAAATTTTATGGGTACTGACTTATACGATAAGATTAGTTCTGATATTATTGGAGGTAGCTTGTCTGGTGATTACTTAGAGCTGATAAACGACTATATTCAACCTATGCTTATTCACTATGCTATGGCAGAGTATCTACCCTTTGCAGCGTACACAATCGCTAATGGTGGCGTATATAAGCATAACTCTGAGAATAGTACAATCGCCAGTAAAGAAGAGGTTGACTTACTAATTAATAGAGAGCGTGATTACGCAGAATACTACACTCAGCGTTTTATAGACTATATGAGCTTCCACGCAGATGAGAAGTTCCCAGAGTATTATACAAACAATAATGAGGATATTTACCCAGATAAAGACGTATTATTTCACGGATGGAGTCTATAAGTAAGTACAAGCCTAAAGAAGGCAACATAGTAAAGTTAAAGAAGTATTTAGAAAAGAGAGTTAAACAAGTAAAACCAACAGAGAACATTGGCTACACTAAATAACAAAAAGATAAAAGATACTTTCAAGGGATTGCTAAAGACCCTTGATAACGCTGAGATTACAGGTCAGGTAGAAATTACTGATGGCGATGGTAATCAAACAGGCGTATTTATAAATACTGATGGCTCTATAAAGGTTACTGGCACTACTGAGTTTGGCTCACTGAAAGATACTGGAGAAGACATTACAATCACTAAGTTTGTAGATGAGGCTGATGGTATATCTAACAATGATGACGACAGTTCAATACCCACTTCAGCAGCAGTAAAAGATTACGTTGATTCTGGCGTAAATACAAACGCAGCTAACATAAGCACGAATACGTCTAATATAAGCACCAATACAAGCGATATAAGCACGAATACAAGTGCTATTGCTCTCAATACAGCTAAGAACACTTATCCTTCAGCAGACGCAGCGAAAGTGGCTAATATAAGCGTTACACAAGCTGTAGATTTAGATA